GTACTGATTCTAGAATACAAGAGATATTATCTTCTGCCGTAACTAAAAAAGTACGTGCTCGAACTAAGTCTGGGCATTTCGTAAAGGATGATCCAACAACTCCTGAGAATGAAGCTTGGACAACAAAGACTATAGGAAATAAAGGTTAGATGGTTGAAACAGCCTACTCTACAGCTACAGAAGCAGTAACGATAGCATCTACTACTACGGGTGCTAACGCTACTGTTATATATACATGTCCTGCTTTACATGATGCTACTGTAGACCTATTACATTTAGCTAACAATAACAACTCATCAAAGAAAGTGTATCTACAGTTTTACCACCAAGACGATACTACCTATCATTATGTACTTAAAAACCACACTATCGCAGGTAACTCTGCAGAGAATGTATTCGGCAATGGATTATTGCACTTACATGCTGGAGATAAGATTCTTGCCTATGGCGAGACTACTAATACTATAGAAGCTTTAATATCTTGTAGAGAGTTCTATAGTCCTAACCGGTAATACATAACGGGGTTGCAATATCAGCAATAGTGTGATATAACTATATATGTATAACTATACTCCAGAAAGCTACAAATAGTTTGTAGTATCATACTGGAGAATATACATGTTCAAGACATTTTCAATTTGGCTTAAAGCGTTAAACGAATCAATACAAAGATCACAACAAGCTAGGGCTGATTTGTGGTTACTTACACATCTAACAGATAGAGAACTAAAAGATATAGGTATCGCAAGATATGATATCAGACGGAGAATGAATGGCTCGTAATCTTACAGAGAACCAAAAAAAGTTTCTGGAAGTCTTATTTGAAGAGGCTTCCGGAGATGCGGCTATGGCTAAGCGATTAGCAGGTTATAGTGATACAACGCCTACTAGATCTATTACGTCAGCACTAAAGGATGAGATCTTTGATGCTACTAAAGAGTATATGTCTAGGCTAGGGCCGAAGGCGGCTATAGCTTATGGCTCAGCTTTAGATGACCCTACACAGTTAGGTGTTAAGGAAAGGATGATAGCTGCAGGTCAGGTTCTTGACCGTTCTGGCTTAGTAAAGACTGAGAAAGTTGCAGTAGAATCTAGCGGAGGTTTATTTATATTACCACCAAAGGATTCCTCACAAGGCGATGAAACATAAGACTGACTTTCAGAAAACTGAATTGGGCTATTGGATGCTACCAAAGCCCTCTCACATTAAAAGATGGGAGCGAATCCCACGACTATCTAAACGAACTGTACCCTTTGGCTATCGTATAGATTCAGAGGATGATAGATGGTTAGAACCTATTGCTACAGAGTTAGAGTTATTAGAACTTGCAAAGAAACACTTGAAGCAATATAGTTACCGAGAAGTATCTGCTTGGTTAACCACACAGTCGGGTAGAAAAATAACTCATGATGGACTTAAGAAGCGTATAGATGTCGAAAGAAAACGTAAGTCACTTGCTAAAATTAAACGCAAGCTTGCCCTCTGGCTCGAAGAAACGAAAGCGCAGTACGAAGCCCTCGAAAAAGAAAGACTCGGTTACTACACCTACGACGAAGATAGTTGAGCAAGAGCCTGTACACACTGTACCAGCGCAAGTAGCACCAGCCCCATTCGATGTAGAGTATGCTCAAGATGTAGTATTTCAACCCAATCCCGGCCCACAGACACAATATCTAGCGGCTAGTGAGAGAGAGGTACTATATGGAGGGGCAGCCGGAGGTGGGAAGAGCTATGCCACACTAGCAGACCCTCTTCGTAACCTAAACCATAAAGACTTTAGCGGTCTACTTGTACGTCACACAACAGAAGAGTTACGTGAACTTATACAGAAAAGCCAAGAGTTATACCCTAAAGCTATTCCGGGTATCAAGTGGTCAGAGAGAAAGTCTCAATGGACTACACCTCAAGGTGGTAGGCTATGGATGTCTTACTTGGATAAAGACACAGACGTTATGCGTTACCAAGGACAGGCGTTTAACTATGTAGCTTTCGATGAGTTGACTCAATGGAACAGTCCTTATGCGTGGAATTATATGCGTTCACGTTTGCGTAGTGCATCACCTGAATTAGGTTTGTACATGAGGGCTACAACAAACCCCGGAGGGCCGGGACATGCTTGGGTCAAGAAGATGTTTATTGATCCCTCTACACCTAACAAGCCGTTCTGGGCTACGGATATAGAAACAGGAGAGACTCTTTCTTATCCTAAGGGGCATAGTAAAGAAGGTGAGCCGTTATTCAAACGTAAGTTTATTCCTGCTAGTTTGTTTGACAATCCTTACTTAGCTGATGGTGGCGACTACGAAGCAATGCTTCTATCACTACCAGAACATCAGCGTAAGCAGTTACTGGAGGGTGACTGGGATATAAATGAAGGTGCGGCTTTCCCTGAGTTTAATCGTAAGATACATGTAGTAGCCCCTTATGATATACCTAATAGTTGGGCTAAGTTCAGAGCTTGCGATTATGGTTACGGTAGTTATACAGGAGTTGTCTGGTTCGCTGTAGCACCAGATGAACAGTTGGTTGTTTATAGAGAGATGTATTGCTCTAAAGTTACAGCTACTGATTTAGCTGATATGATATTGAATGCTGAGTCAGATGATGGTACTATAAGGTACGGAGTATTAGACTCCTCCTTGTGGCACAAACGAGGTGATACAGGGCCTAGCCTTGCAGAGCAAATGATAATGAAAGGCTGTAGATGGAGGCCTTCAGATAGATCTAAAGGTTCACGTATAGCCGGTAAGAACGAAATACATAGACGCTTACAGGTAGATGAGTTTACTGAACAACCTAGACTAGTTATCTTTAATAATTGTACTAACCTTGTAGCTCAGCTACCTAGCATACCTCTAGATAAACGCAACCCAGAAGACGTTGATACACACGCTGAAGATCACCTGTATGACGCTCTAAGATATGGTATAATGACCAGACCTCGTAGTTCTCTATTTGACTATGACCCTGCAACATCAAGATCAGGCTTTCAATCGTCTGATCCTACATTTGGATATTAAGTATGAACCCTAATGATTTTGAAGACGACTATGAAGAGAATATTGAATCTGCGGATTCTTCATACATTGAAGATGTAAAAGAGAAGGACTTAGAATCTGATCCTTCTGTAGGTAATATTATAGGCTTTATTAATGAACGTTTCTCTAAAGCAGAAGATGCAAGACGTGTAGACGAAGACAGATGGATGAAGTCTTACAGAAACTACAGAGGATTATATAGTCCTGATGTACAGTTTACTGAAGCTGAAAGATCTCGTGTATTCGTAAAAGTAACTAAGACTAAAACTTTAGCCGCCTATGGTCAGATAGTAGATGTACTATTCGGTAACAATAAGTTTCCTATTAATGTAGACCCTACTACTTTACCTGAAGGTGTAGCTGATTCTGTACACTTTAACTTAGACCCTGCCGCTGATGAAGCTGTAGATGAACTAAAGCAAACGTTCTCTCCCTTCTCTACAGAAGAAGCTAAATTACAGCCGGGCGAGACAATGCAACAGTTGTCGGAACGACTAGGTGGTATGGCTAACAAACTAGAGCCTGTAATGGATAAACTAGTTGAAGGGCCGGGAACTACACCTTCTACTGTAACGGTGCGCCCTGCACAAGTTGCCGCTAAGAAGATGCAGAAAAAGATACACGATCAGTTAGAAGAAAGCGGAGCTAACAAACAGCTTCGCTTAGCCGCATTTGAATGTGCTCTATTCGGTACAGGTATAATGAAAGGCCCATTCGCTACTAACAAAGAGTATCCACGTTGGGATGACGAAGGTAACTATGATCCTGTAATCAAGACTGTACCATCTACGAGTAACGTTTCTATATGGGACTTCTATCCTGATCCTGATGCGGCTAACATGGATGAGGCTGAGTACATCATCGAGAGACACAAGATGTCACGCTCACAACTAAGAGCACTCAAAGGTCGTCCTTTCTTCCGTGACAACTCTATAGACACAGCTATTAAGTTAGGTGAGTCCTACGAGAAGAAGTGGTGGGAGCAAGTCATGGAGGATGATGAGCAAGGCTCTAAAGCAGAACGCTATGAAGTAAAAGAGTTCTGGGGTTTTGTTGATCGTGAAGTACTAGAAGATCATGACATTAAGATTCCTAGTGAGTTAAAAGATTCAGAGCAAGTAAACGTAAACCTATGGTCGTGTAACGGTCAAGTTATTCGTATGGTTATGAATCCGTTCAAACCTGCTCTTATACCTTACTATGCTGTACCTTACGAGATTAATCCTTACAGCTTCTTTGGTGTAGGTATTGCTGAGAACATGGATGACACTCAAACACTAATGAATGGCTTCATGCGTATGGCTGTTGATAATGCTGTGCTGTCTGGTAACTTATTGATTGAAGTAGATGAGACTAACTTAGTTCCGGGACAAGATCTATCTGTGTACCCCGGTAAAGTGTTTCGCAGACAAGGAGGTGCACCCGGACAGGCTATCTTCGGCACAAAGTTCCCTAACGTAGCTGGAGAGAATATGCAGTTGTTCGATAAGGCAAGAGTATTGTCAGACGAATCGACTGGCTTCCCTAGCTTTGCTCACGGTCAAACTGGTGTGTCAGGTGTAGGTCGTACAGCTTCAGGTATCTCTATGCTTATGTCTGCGGCTAACGGTTCTATTCGTACAGTCATTAAGAACGTAGATGACTACTTATTGAATCCATTAGGCAAAGCTTTCTTTAGTTTTAATATGCAGTTCGACTATGATCCTAGCATCAAGGGTGACTTAGACGTAAAGGCTCAAGGTACTGCTTCTCTCATGGCTAACGAAGTCAGATCACAAAGACTAATGCAGTTCTTACAAGTTGCACAGAATCCTACCTTAGCTCCGTTTGCTAAGATGGACTATATTATTCGTGAGATTGCTATAAGCATGGACTTAGATCCTGACAAGGTGACTAACTCTATGGATGATGCGGCAATACAGGCAGAGATACTAAAAGGCTTCCAAGCTCCTCCTGAACCTACTCAACCCGAAACACCACCCACAGCACCTCAAGGACAAGCTCCTACAGGCCCTCAGGACATGACTGGCGGTGGAGGTGGTAACATCGGTGTAGGTGCGGCGGCTACGCCCGGAGAGCCGGGATTTAGTGGGAACGTACAGTAATGGGTGCACTTAGTAAACTCATAGCTAAAGAACTGACAGAGGCGTTTGAGGGTGTTACCTTTAAAGGTCGCACTCCTGATTTAACTATACCTAAGTCTAAAATGAATCCTTTAGTTCAGACAAGAGAACCGGGAACTGAAAGTGTAGACGAAAAAGGTTTTTATCAATCAACTTTCTATAGTCCCGTTGTCAACACTTTAGAACAGATGTCTATAGGTAAGAAGGGTACTAAAGGGGAAAACATATCAGCCTTCCTAAATAAACGTGCACCTAATGTAGCAAAGGCCGAATTAGATTCTTTTGATCTTGACTTAGATCCTAAACGTTTATACTCTAGAGAAGAAGCATTAAATATAGCTAGAGAAAAAGGTACGGACAGATATACAGTGGATACTTTGTATCCTCCCTCTACTGATGTATATAGAAGCATTCAACGACAACAGATTTTAGATAGAGAAGTAAATTATGTTGTACATCAACTACAAGCAAACAAAGATTTAGTATCCCCTAAAGATGCTAAATTTATGCACTATGGAGGGGCTAAAAACTTAGGACATAGTAGGTCTTCTATTAGACAAAACTATTTTGATCCTGAAGATATGTACTTACTTATAGAAGAAGCACAATCAGACTTATCTACATTTATTAGTAAGGTAGCTAAACGAGGAGTACGTACAAATCCTAAGTTAGCTAAAGAGAAAAAAGAAGCTTTTATTAAAGATAGTATATTAGATTTAGAAGAGATGTTAGAAAACATTGAAGATATTAC